CTTGAGCTTCTTGCCCTGGAAGCTCATGGCGTCCAGGGCGGAGAACCCGGCGTCACCCAATGCATCCGACGCGGCCTCGGCCGCCTCGGCCGCCTGCCGTTCCTGTTCGATGGCCAGGACCAGCGCCTCGATGCGGGCGCGTTGCGCATCCGTGGCCCCGGCCAGCTGTTCGCGCAGCTGAAGCAGGCGGCGCTGCGCCGGGTCGGTCAGGTCGAGAAGCTCGCGCTCGGCCTGCAGGCCGCGGATCAGGCGGTCGATTTCGTCGGCTTCCTGAGACGCGCCGCCGCCGGGATCGGTGCCGGGCAGGTCAGGCGTTTCGCCGGTTTCGTCAGGCGGATCTATTTTTTCCGACGCCTCGGCCGCGTCCCCGGCCGCGTCCGCCAGTTGCCGCCACGATTCGAGCGGCGCGACCATGTCTTCCTTCAGCCCCTTCGCCTCGCCCCTCAGGCGCTTGCTGCGTTGCTCCAGAGCGCTGGCCGTGGCCTCCATCTCGATCATGCCGGCCGCCGCCTCGGCCGATGCGGCGCCGATGCTATCGGCCAGGCTACCCATTCCGGGCAGGTCCGACGCGGTCGCGGCCACGCCGGCAAGAAAGGCCGACCACGCGCCCCGCAGAGTCGCAACCATCCGCAGAAATGCCGCCTGGATTTCGGAGAACAGGGCGACGGCGTTTTTCTTGAACGCCTCCACGCCGAGGCCCAGCCGGTTCCAGACCTCGATCCCGACATCCATCATGGCCTTCATGGCCGCGCCGAAGTCGACCATCTTGCCCTCCGCCTGGGAGGCCCGGAGGATCAGTTCGCCAATGAGGACGGCGAGGGCGCCGATGCCGGTTCGGATCAGTGCCACGCGCAGCAATCGCAACGCGCCGGTCAGCCGGGCGGTCGCCAGTACGGCAGCCCCCATGGAGAACACCCAGCGGCCGGCGAGAAATGCGGCAAAGGTTCCCATGTGGATGACCAGACGGTCGAGATTGCCGAAGAGCGTGGCGATCGCGCGGCCCATGGGGCCGGAGCTGCGGAACACCGCGACCATGCCATCGGCGATCCGCTGCAACGCCGGCGCCGCCGCCACCGCCGCCTGGTTGAAGCCGCCGGTCAGGATAAGGCCCATCCGCGACAGCGCGTCGTTGGTAAGCTGGATCTGGTCGGCATCCGCTTTCGACACGGCGATGCCGAGTTCCTCGACGTCTTGTGCCGCGATATTGATCGTTTCGGTATCGAGCCGCTGGAACGCCTTGAAGGCGCGGTCGCCGAAGAGCTGGCTCAGCAGCGCCGCGCGCTCGTTCTTCGTGGCAAAGTCTTCGAGCGCCTGGTTGATGACCCGCATGCGTTCGTCGAGCGGCATGTCGAGCAGCTCGGCCGCATTGAGGTTCAGCTTCTCGATGGCTTTCTGGGCCGGCCCGCCGCCGTCCTGCACGAAGAGCGACAGCCGCCGGGTCAAGCGCGAGAAGCCTTCGTTCAACTCGCCGACGCGCACGCCCGCCAGATCGCCCGCGCGCTGCATGACCTGCACGCTTTCGGTGGTGGTGTTCAGCGAGCGGGCCAGCTTCGCCTGGGCGTCGATGGTCTGCAGGCTGTTGCGCAGCATCAGTCCGAAGCCCGCCACCATGGCCGCGCCCATCAGGCGCGCGCGGCTGGCCACCCGGTCGAAGGTGCGGCCCAGCCGTTCCGCGCGCTTCTGCGCCCGGTCGGTATTGCGGCGCAGGCCGCGATCCCGGGTGTCGAGGTCGAGAACCGCCTCGCCGATGCGTTCAGCCATTTTCCGCCTCCTGTGTGGCCGGCACGATCTCCACCGCGATACCCATCGCCTGCAGCGTCTGCGGCGTGGGCCGGGCCAGCTTGCGCCGCCCGCCCGATGCCGCCCGCTCCAGCGCGCTCATCGCCTTGCGTGCGACATCCTTCTTGACGAAGCCGGAGCCCAGCGATGCGGCCTGGACGGCGGCGATCTGTTCCTCGGCTTGCAGGCGCGGCAGCATGGCGAGACAGGCCCGGATCAGGCCGACCGGCGTTTTCTGGAGCCAGTCTTGCGGCGCCCCGCCGAAGTGCCTTTGGAGCCGCGGGATGAGCTCGCCCCAGTCGGGTGCTGCATCGTCTCCGCCGTCACCCCGGCCGCCGCCAGCCGCTCCGCCATCGCGCCCGCCGACTGCATCCTTGCCGCCAGCAGACGCTCGGTAAAAACCTCGGCCACCGCGAGGCGCTGCATGCCGGACAGGCGGTCGAAGACATCGTCCGGCACGTCGACGAGGACGCACCGGGCAGTGTCGGTGATGACCTCGTCGAGCTGATCGGCCGCTTCCGGGCCGGCCGCGTGCAGACGCTCGATTTCCTCGCCGTTGCGAGTGAGCCGCGTGCTTTCCACGATGCTCAGCTCGTCGGGATTTCTCAGCTCATAGGGCGTGCCGTCGATGTTGACGCGCTCGCGTTCGATCAGTGTCGAGAGGTCGAGGAGGGGCTTTTGGGCCATGGATCGGTTCCTTCGCCGTTGATGTCCAGGGAGATGCCGAGCTCGGCGCATTTGCGCCGGAGCCCCGCCAGTTGCTCGCGCGCGTTGCGCGCCGCCCGGCGGTGGCGCCCTGCCTCGCGCTTGTGATGCCGGGCGGCGGCGTCCAGCGCGCGGGCGCGATCCCGATATGCGCGCGGATCGTTCATCAGGGGAGAGGCAGTTCGTGCTGCGCCTTCAGGCGGCCGAACTTGTCGGCGTCGCTGGCGGCGTTCGGATCGACCAGGACGCGGAATTCCAGCGCGATCCCCGCCGGCTCGGCCTTGCGGTAAACGACCTCGGGCGCGCCGTTCTGATAGCAGTAGGGTACCTCGTACTGCATCTTCATCGCGTCGCCGTAGGGCGAGACATCGGCGCGCAGTAGGAGCGCCATCGTCGCCACCTGTTCGCCGCGGTAGAAGGGCAGTTCCTTGAAGCCCGCCGTGCCGGTGGCGGCGGCGGTGGTGGTGACGGTATTGCTGTTCATCGCCAGCAGATAGTTCTCCAGGCTCACGTCCCAGAGCGTGAACCCGAGCACCAGGCTTTCGGAGGCGCGGAACGCCTTCACCGCGCCGGTGGAGCCCAGCGGGCGCGCCTCGTTGACCTCCTGTTCGTGGGTGACGGTCACGCCCTCCTCGTCGTAGCTCTCGTCGCCCGACGTGCCGATCATGGTCCAGTTGCCGGCCGGCGCCGCGTCGATCAGCGGAAACGTCTCGCCGAGCGGCGCGTACCAGGCCGTGAAGGGGGCCGCGATGATTTCGAAAGGTGCGGGCATCAGGCCGCCTCCTCTGTTGCGTGGAAGATCTGATAGGGGCGCCGGACGATGGCCCAGCGGCCGTCGGGATCACGGGCCTTGGACGCGCCGCCGGCGGGCTCGGCCCAGTGGACCAGGACGCTGCCGATGAGCTGACGGCGGATCGCGGCGAGCGAGCGCCGCGCCAACGCCGCCAGGTGGGCGGCGCGCTCCGGGGTCGTGCCCCAGGCGATCACGTCGACACGCTGCGTGTCGTGCTGCGACCAGGTGCCGGCGGCCAGCGAGACGCCGCCGGAGAGCTCGATGACCAGGGCGGCCTGCGGCATGGCGGCCACCGCCGCGCGCGGCAGCGCATCGCCATAGACATGCGCGCCCACCTCGGCAGCCACGTTCGTGTCCGCCAGCAGGTGGGCGCGCAGGGCCTGTATGATATCCGCCTCAGCCATGCGCACAGCCTACGGCTGCAGGGCGCGGGAGGTATACCCGCGCGGGTGCGCGGGCGGCTTCGGATCCGGGGGATGCGGTCATGGTTGGGATGCGCGCGGCAGCTGTCAAGACCATCATCCCGCCCCTCCTGTCGAGCCCCTCTCGAAGGCCTTTCGGATCCGCTTCGCGAGCTTTGGATATTCGCGGTCGGCGGCGGGGCGCAGATAGGGGCGCGCGGGAATGGTAACGGATGAGACGAAGGCGACGCCGCCGTCGGGCTGCGGGATTGCAAGTGCCTCGGCGTTTCTGGGCACGATCGTGCCCCCCTCTTCGTGGATGCGGGCATAGGCCACGTCGCGCACGCCCCAGGTGCCGTGCACGCCATCGCCCTCGTCGCGGGCAAAGTCGACGATGTCTATGCCACCCTCCAGCACGCCGGTGCGGTTGTTCCAGTCGTGATTGGCCTTGGCGTCCTGCGCCGCCTTCGCCATGGTCTGGTTGACGCCGGTCTTCTGCGCCGCGCGCAGCTTGGCGGACACCCGCTTGCCGAACCATTTGAGGGACTTCGACTTGGCCACGGTCAGTCCAGGCGCCGCAGCGCCGCCTCCTGGTGGGTGTGCTTGCGCTGCACCGGCCCCTCGATGCGCAGCCGGCCGGAGATCAGCACGGTGCCCGCGCGGCCGGTGACTTGGGCGATCTCGTCGTCGCCGCGGATATCGGCGTCGAGCGCGAAGATCGCGCGCAGGTCCTCGACCATCGCCACCTTGCCGTCGACCACCTCGCGGCTGTTCTTCGACCACACGAAACAGCGCAGCGTGGCGAGCGGCTGGTAATCCGCCGGCACCGGCTGGCCCCAATCATCGGTGCCGGCGGCCTGGTCGCGCTCCACGTCGGCGCGCATGGTGAGGCGGCCGGCGATCATGCCGGCGCCTCAAGGACATGTTCGCAGACGCGCAGGTCCGGCTCATCCTGGAACAGGCGGCGGCGGTAGGCCATGGCGTCCTGTTCCGCCTGGAACCGATGCGCCTTGAAGGCGTCCCTCGTCCAGCCGAAATCCGACGTCAGATACATCGGGGCGCACCCCGGGCCCTTCTCGATCAGCCATACGTATTTTTCGACCATACCTGCCCTCATGCCATCGGGAACGCGCCGGCGCCGGCGGTGGCGGTGAGCCAGTCGAACACCGCCTCGCGCGCCGCCTGGCGTTCCGCGCCGGTGGCGGCCGTCCAGGAATAGTCGCCCGCCTTCTCGGATTTCAGCGCGCCGCGGTCGGACACGTCGATGGCCATCAGCCGGATCACCGCCTCGTCGCGAAGGCCCGCCACGCCGACGGGCGTGTAGGTGACGCGCACCAGCGGCGCCCAGTGCCGCCGGCCGTTGGTGCCGTCGAAGAGACGCTGCAGCGTGCGCCCGCCATGCAGCGCGCGCCAGTCATCCGCCGCCAGCGTGGTTTCATTGGCTGCATCACCGCTCCAGCCCGGCTCGATCTCCACGACGGTCACCGCCTGCGCGGTGTCCATCGGGCGCGCGAGCCGCAGCGTGCTGCGGTCGCGCGTCCAGCCGTCGGCCGGGTTGCCGAATTCCACGGTGATCGCCCCGGCCGGGCCGAGGCGCGCGTCGATCTCGGCCGTGACCGCGTCGATCATCGCCTGCAGCTCGGTATCGGACAGGTCGGTGCCCGTGCGCTCCTTGACCCGGTCGATCAGCGCCATGCATCAGCTCTCCGGCACCGGCTTCGTCGCTGCCTTGACGGCCCACATCGCCGCCTCCTCGGCCGCCGTCATGGCCAGGGCACGGCAGCGCATGCGCTCCGCTTCGCGCGCGCTCTCGGCGGTGCTGGATGCGGCCTGCATCTGCACCTCCGCCTCGATGATGTCGATCAGGTCGGCGGCGGCGCGCTTGATGCGGTCGACGCTTGTGTCGCCGGAGGGATTGAAGCCGATGCCGACACGATATTTACCGGTGCTCATGAAACTCTCCTAAAGCTTGGGGCCGGATGTGCGGGGCGGCGGGATGTCCGCCCCGGTGCGACGCTGGCTGCGCTCGACGACCTGGTCGACCAGCTTCTCGACGCGCTCGACATCGAACCAGACGCCGTCTTTCAGCTCGTTGTCGCTGTCGGAGGCGGGCAGGACATAAACCTGGTTGCATCCGGTCAGGTGCTCGGCCCGGCCAAGAACGATACCGGTGAACCCGCTGAGCGTGTCCTTGACCTTGTCGCCCATGGCGATTCCGCCGAAAGCATCGTTGTCTCCGAAGCGCCGCTGAAATATCCGCATCATGCGGTGCCCTCGGTCATCGCCATGGCGGCGGCGGTCCAGCCGGCCCAATCGGCGGTGGCGCCGAGCCCCGCGACCTCGGGCGGATCGTTCGGGTCGACCTCCGCCAGGGCCGTGAAGCTGCCCAGGCCCGCCGTGCCCAGGACCCGGGCCGTGGCCGCGCCGATGCCCTTGATGGCGGTCAGGTCGTCGACGCTGGTATTGCCGGATTTGTCATCGCCTGCCTTGCGCTCCTTGTCGGCCGGAACCTTCTTCTCCTTGGCGGCCGCCTTCTGCGCGGCTGAGCCCTTGACGAACCCGTCCGAAAGGCCGAAGCGTTCGGCGGCCTCGGCCGGGATGCGGTGCCCCGGCGCGGCATAAAGCGTGGCGGCGCGCTTGTCGCCCTCGGCCACGACGCGCTTGCGGTCCGATGTCAGGTACATGCGCTCCTGCGCGATGGTGAAACGTGCCATGTCAGTCCTCCTTCTCGGCCCACAGGACGTGCAGGAAATCGCCCGTCGTGTCGGTCGTGGTGTTGGTGATCGAGCCGCCCTTGCCGGCAGTGATCGAGAATTCCGAGGTGATGTCGGCGCGCGTGGGCGGCGCGCCATCGGTGATGTGCTCGACCGACAGCAGCGTGTCGCCGTCGCCGATGGCGCCCGGCACCTGGTGCTCGCCCACCGGCCCGCCCGGAATCAGGGCGCAGCCGACAGCTTTGGAAAATCCGGATATCGTGGGCATGAAAGCCTCCTCTCAAAGGGCCGGTCGGCGGCGCCAAAGGATAAACGCCGCCGACCGTGAGACCGGATTTACAACCCGGTCGTCTCGCAGAAAGCCGCGGGGCGGAAGACCACGAAGGCCAGGCGCATATCCGCGCGGATGGTGCGCTTGCCTTCGGTGAACTGGGTGCCGACATAGCCCACCTGAACGTCGATGCCGCGCCGCTCGAACAGGCTCAGCCAGGCCGGCTGGAACGAGCCGACGTAGCCGGTGCCGGCGCTGCCCGCATCCTGTTGCACCACGGGCAGGCCCCACATGCGATCGGGCCCGGCCTCGGACGGCGAGCCCCAGATGTAGACGCCGTCGCTGGTGCGCAGCAGGCGCACGCCTTCCCAGTCGGTCGGGTGGATGACGTGGTGGGTGGGCATCGCCCGGCCCGTCACACGCACCTTGGTCATCGCCTTGAAGAAGGTGTCGGGCACCGGATCGGTGCCACGCGCCTGGGTCTGGATACCGGTGACGTTGGCAAGGCCGGTGAGGTTCGAGCCCACGCCGTCACCCAGGAGCACCTGCCGGTCGGCGCGCTGGCGCAGGCCGAAGGTCAGGCGGCCGTTGATGTAGCTTTGGGTCTGGGGCACGTCCTCAAGCTGCTCGTCGGTGACGGGGATCGAATCCGCGATCTTGCGCACCGGGCTGGTCCGCTCCGCCAGCGCGAAGGCGCTTTCGGGGAAGGCCACGCCCTCGGCCGTCTCGGCGGCGGAGTGGGTGCGCGTCGTTTCCTCCATGTACACGACCTGCTCGAAGCCGGTCTGCGCGACGGGGATGATGTCGAGCAGCTGTACGGGGCGCGCGACGGCGTCGACAACCGCGCCGATGCGCAAGCTCTCCGGCGCCCAGCCGGCGCTGGTCGACATCAGCGTTTTCGACTGGATGGTCTGGGCCAGCATCGCCTTGGCCATCACGTCCGAGGGCATCGCGTCGTCGAACTGCAGCGTGATGCCGCCGCCGGCACCGCCCCGGGCATAGGCCTGATAGGCCTTGTGTTCGGCCACCAGGTCGCCGAGCGATTTCAGCGCATGGGCGGCGGCCTCGCGCGCGCTCCCGCCGCCAGGCATCGGCGGCCGGTTCCGCGCCTTTTCGCGGTCGGCCTGGGAACTCGCGGCCCGCTCGGCGGCCTCCAGCGTTTCGGCATGCTCGGCAAGTTCGTTCAGCTCGGCATCCATCTGCTTGACCTTTTCGGCCACCGCGATCGATCCGGTCACGTCCTTGCCCAGGCACTTCACCTGGTTGAAATCGTATTGCGTCCGGCCGTCATCGCCGGTCACCTTGGCCTCGTCGAAGACCTTGGCCAGTTCATCCTGCTTGGCGCCGAGCTTCTCGCGCGCCTCCTTCAGGGTCAGAGTCTCGGTGGGCATTGCCCCCTCCATCGTTGCTGAGTTTTCGGGACGCACGTCCGCGCACGTCGGCGCCCCGCAGCCGGCGCGGGGATGAGGCGATGCTACCCGGGAGGAGGTTCGGACGGACACCCGCGCAGGTGCGCGGGCGGGCCTTCGGGATGTGGGAGGGGATCGCCGCCACCCTCGCCGATCGGGCCGAAATTGGCAAGCCGGCGCGTTCCGTCAGGTCTGCCGGCGGGCGGGCATGCCCTTTTGAGAGGCAATGGGGCATTTTGAGAGGGGGGTAGACGTGTTCGCGGGTCGAGACACCCGGCACCGGCCTGACGGGCCTCAGCGGGCCGCTCAGGCGGGTTTTCGATTCAGAAGGGGATGCAGTCCCAATGCGCGGAGAGGATATTCCGGCGGCCGCAGTCGGGGCAGCGCCGGCGCCAGCCGCCGTGCGCCCACAGATTGCGCCATTTCCACCACGACCTGAGACGCGGCGCGAGCGGCACGCGCGACCGGCGCACTAGCGCACCCGCCGCCGCGCGGCGCGCGTCAGGAAGTTCGCCGCGAGGCGCTCGGCCTCGGCCGCCAGCGCCTTGGCACCGTCTTCCGTGACCGGGGCCGTGATCAGCGCATCGAGCCGTTCCCGCAGCCCGACCAGCTGGTCGAGCCGCGCCTTGCTCATCCCGCGCCCGTCCGCGGCGCGCAGGGCTTTCACCTCATCGGCCCGGCCGAGCGCGTCGTCGAGCTCGGCGATCAGCGCGTCGAGGTGGTCGGCGAAAGACCCGCGCGATTTCATCGACAGGGTGGCGGTGCCCTGGCCGGCCCCGCGAACCACCGGCGAGATCTCGTGCACGTCGAGCTTCTTCAGGACATTGACCCGCTCGCCGTCGCGCGTCTCGGTTTCGTGGTCGAGCACGCCGAACCCGTACGACCATTCCTGCACGGCCTTGCCGTTCTCAAGATCGAACTTCAGCGCCTTGTGCCAATCGGCGCCGGCGGAGGTGCCGAGGTTCATGTGCAGCTCCGCCAGGGCGGCGTCGCCGTCCTCGTAAAGCCGGGCCTTGCCCAGCGGCAGCGACCTGCGGTTATGCGCCGGCAGGATCGGCACCCACTGTTCCTTCCAGGCGAAGGCGCCGGGCGTGTAGGTGTCGCCGTCATGGTCGACCGCGCTCAGCGTGGCGATACGGGCCAGGCCGTGGCCCTCGCCATCCATCTTTTCGACGGTCATGGTCTTGGTTTGCGTCTGCGGCATGGATCCGCCTCCTCTACTCGTCGTCCTCGTCGTCCCCGAAATGGGGCGAGAAGCTCAGGGTTCCGTTGGGGTGCTCGTTTGCGGCCATCTCCTCGGCCTCGGCCGCCGTCACGATGGTGCCGTCGCGGGCGATGTGACTGGGGGTCGACCGGTCGGGGCCGAGGCGGCCGTCGAACACGATGAAGCGCTCGACGCCCTCGTGCCTAGCCCGCTGGACGGTCGAGACGTTCTGCGCGTACTTGGTCTCGGTCCGGGCGATGGTGCGGGCGCGGGTCTCGGCGCTGGTCCAGGGGCCGCCCTCCACCTGGTCGCGAATGCGGGCGGCGAGCTGTTCCGCACCCTCGCCCTCGGCGCGGCCGTCGGCCAGCGCATCGAAGATCGCCTTGCGCGACTGATCCTCCAGATCGACGAGCCCGGCGCGCCGGCCGCCGGCGCCGACGACGGCGCGCGCCACCGGGTCGGGCAGGCTGCCCGCCAGCCCCGCCAGCTCGCCCGCCGCCGCCACGTCCTGCGCGACCGCGAGATACTGCGCCTCGTAGAGTTCCTTAAATGCAGCCTGGTGCGCCTCGATTCCCATCGCCTTGAGGATCGCCCTGACCAGGGCCTCGTCGCCGGCCGCCTTGGCGGCCTTGGGCAACTCCGGGCGCGCGGCCTCGGCGGCGTCACGCGCGAGGGCCTCGAAAAAGTCCTTCAGGCGCGGTTCGAAGGCGTCGCGAAGCCGCTCTTCCCCGGCCCGCAGGCGGCGGATATACGCCTCGCCCCGGCTGATGGCAGCGCGCGAGGCGCGCGCCTTTTCGCCCCGCCGCTTGGGCGCGTCGCCGCCGCCCGGATCGCGTGGCGCGGCACCGTCGGGTACCTCGATCGCCGAGAAGGGGCGCAGATAGATGCGGTGGCTGGCGTCGACATCGAGCCCGTTGGCCTCGCGCGCCTCGGCCACCATTGCCCAGCCGCCCTGGACCATCGTGTTCCAGCGCGTCGCCTCCTTGTCCTTGTCCTCGGAGAGCGCCAGCACCTCGCTTGTGTCCCAGCTGATGTCGAGCCCGCCCGCGGCCCCGAAATCCGGCAGCAGCGACCGCTGCGCCTCATCGGCCAGCGTCCGCGCCAGCGGCAGGATGCCGTTATGCCAGGCGAGCTTGCGCAGCTCGGACATGGTGGCGCCGACCTTGGTCTGCTGCAGCCCCGCGCCGAAGCCCACGACCGCCGCCGGGATGCCGAGGCAGGCGCAGACCCGTTCCTCGGCCACGTCGCGGGACGCCGACATATCCATTTGCTGCGGGTTGAAGCCGTAGGGCGATACATCCGTGGGCGCGCCCATCACCAGCGGGGCGCCGCGATTGTCGCCGCCGAACGCCTCGCGGAACCACTGCTTGGTGGCCTCGACATCCTCGGGCGCGGGCATCGCCCCGCCCTTGGGGGAAATCACCACGCCCGGCACGCCCATGTTCCGCAAGAGCGCCGCGACGAAGTTGGACGTTTCCAGGTCCATGAAGATCTCGCGAAGCACGCCGCCGATCGGCGAGAGCCCGAGCCGCGGATCGCGCGGGTTCAGACCGGCCCGGAAATGCACCACGTCCTCGGGCATCAGCCGCATCGGCGCCAGCCCGCCGCCGGGCCGGTATATATAATGTGTCAGGAACTCGCTGCCGTCCTCGCTGCCCTTGGAATCCATCGTCCAGTGCGGCACGTACCAGAGCTCGGCCGGCCGGCCGGCGCCGTTGCGGACCTTGATCCAGTAGGCATTGCCTGCGACGCACCAGCTCCAGACCGTGGCATGCCAGAGCGCGACGTCGCCGTAGAACGGATTCGGCCGCGCGATGAGCTGCGGCAGCGGATGGTCGGGTCGCTCTTCCACCTGCCCCGTGCGCTTGCGCTGCCGGACTACCAGCCGCGCCTCGGGCAGGGCGCGCGCCATCCACTGCACCGGCGCGGTGACGACCGAGGCGTCGAGCGTATCGCCCACCTCGCGGGCATAGTCGACCTTCGTACGCTTCAGGAACCGCCCGACAAAATGGCCGCGGGGGGCGTGGCGCATGGCGCCAAGCGCTTTGGAGAGGCTCTTAAACATCGGCGGGGATCCAGTTCCTGTCGAGCTGATCTTGCGCTGCGGCGCCCCTCGCGGCGCCGTTCATCGGCCGCCAGGCGGCGCCGTCGCCGCCGTCTCCGGCCGCCAGTGCCAGGGCCAGTGCCCAGAACCTGTCAGCGTGGCCGTCCGGCGTGCGCTCTGCCGTGAACCGGATGTTGCCGGCGGCGGTGACCTGCTTGGTGACCGAACGCAGATCGGCCCTGACGGCGCCGTCATGCGGGATGCGCAGACGCCTGTCCTCCATCCGGGCGCGCACCGGGTAGGCCATGGCCTCCTTGCTCTGGCGCGTGAAGGTGACGCCCTCCACCTTGTAGGTGCCGAAGCGCGCCTGGGCGTCGTCCACCCAGCCGATGCCGAGTCCGGTCGCGTCAATGCTGGTCCTGGCGCAGCGTTCGATCCACGGCCAGATCACCTTCTCCTGGTCGGCCTTGGTCATGTTTTTCAGCGCCTCGATGTGGCGGCTATAGAACACGTCGCCCAGCCGCTCGACCACCCAAAGCACGGTGAGATCGTACTTGCGGCCGATATCGACGCCGGCGTAAAGTTCGCCGCCCTCGATCGCCGTCCAGTCCGCCCCGGCCGGATACTCGGCGGCGGCGATCAGATCGTATTCCAGGAAGGCCGCGTCGTCATCGGCGGGGCGGCACATGTATTCCTGCTGGAAGCTTTCCTCGTCGGCGGCCCCGCTGCGCACCCAATCGAAATACGCCGCCTCGTCCATGTCCTGCCGCTCGTCCCCGTCCGGCAGGCTTTGCTGCAGCTTCCACAGGAAGCCGGCATCAAGCGCATCCTGCAGCGTGACGGTGTGCAGCGAGATGTTCTTGGGGTTGCCGCCTTCGCGGATTTCGCGCACCAGCCCGTTGAAGAAGTTGTGCGATCCGCGATGCGTCGAGATCACCTCCATCGAGCCGCCCCAGGTGATGCCGGGATAGGCGATGGTCCAGAGCTTGCGCGGGTCCGGGTGCAGCGCGAATTCGTCGAGCACCCGGCCGCCGCGCTTGCCGGCCTGCGCATCGGCGTTGGAGCTCATCGAGTGGATGCGCCGGCCGTTCGCGAAGCGCAGCACCAGGGCACTGTGCCGGGCGTCGCCGTCGATCGCGACCTCGCCCAGATCGCGGGCCGCGATATCGGCGATGCCGGCCCAGAGCTTGCAGTCTTCCAGGAACAGCCGCGCCTGTATGTCGTCGCGCGACGACACCCATTCGTCATGCCGGGCCGAGGCCAGGGCGATCCGCGAGACCTGCGCGTAGGCCGTCGACCAGCTGAGGCCGATCTGTCGCGATTTCTCGATCAGCTTCAGGCGCGAATGGTCGGCGATCCAGCGCGCCTGGTAGGGCAGGAACACCGCCTCTCGGTCTGCGGGGATGATCTTCGCGCCCCCCATCAGGCCAGCCCCGCCAGGCGCTGGTTGATCTTGCGCATCGCCTCTTCGGAGACGCCCTGCGCCTTGCCGATCTCGGCCACGTCCTCGGCCGCGTCGGCGACCCTGGCGGCGAGCTCGTCCTCAAGCTTGCGGCGGTAATCGGCCGAGCCTTTCTGCGCCGTCGTCACGTCCTTGGCCGCGCGCGCCAGGGCCATCACGTCGGAGGGCGAGAGCTGGCCGCCCTCGGCCAGCTTGAAGGCGGCCATCTTCAGCATCTCGGCGACGGCGATGGTCATCTGGTCGGCGCTGTCGACCTGCAGCATGTCGGTGAGGTCGGCGGCGATGCGGCGGGTCTCGTCCAGCTCGCGGAACTGCATCGCCTTGCGGACCGAATAGCGCGAGAAGGCGCCCTTGGATATCGGGCCGATGCCGAGCGCGGCGAGGCGCGCGTTGAACTGGGCCAGCAGCGCCACCTGCGTCTGCTTGCCGTCGCGCAGCTCTCCGTTCAGCCAGGCGAGATCGGCCTCGGCCTCTTCCGGCAGGGTATCGAGCGTGGAAAGCCGCCCGCGCCCGGTGCGCCGCGCCATCGCTCAGACCGCCGGCGAGGGGTGCGCGATGCCCTCGATCACGCTGCGGCGCTCGACATGGTCGAGGCCGGCGCGGGTGATTGCCGCCACCAGCACGCTGCCCGCCTCGGTCACCTCGATCGCGCCCAGCTCCGCCATCTTGCGCAGCTGCGTGCGGATCCAGTCGCGCGACCGGCGGTGCCCGAACACGTCAAGCACCCGCTCGATCAGCGCCTCGTTGAGCCGTCCGTCGCCCTGCAGCGCCAGCTCCTTCAGGATCGTCAGGCGGGCGTCCTGTTCCAGATGATCGCCGAACTTCATTTGTCGTCCTTCTTCAGCAGGTAGTCCTCGATGCGCCGCACCCCGCGCACCAGGCCGGCGTTGCTTTCCTCCATGCGGCCAAGCCGGCCGCTGACCTCGCTGATCGCCAGGCGCAACCCGGTGATCTCGTCCTTGTTCGGCAGATGGTCCAGCTCGCTTTCGACTGACTGGATGCGACGGTCATGCTCGACGAGCTTCTCCTCCTGCTTCCTGATCTGGGTCTCGTTCTGGCGCGAGCGCGCCGTGATCCAGGTATAGATCAGGGAGGCGATCGACAGCACGGCCGCCACGATACCGGCCCAGGCCTTGACGTTCTCCATGCCCTATCGCTCCGGCCCTTGCTGCCGGCGCATTGCCGTCAGCGCCGGGTTGCTATCGCCGGGCCAATGGGCCGTCGCGTGCAACTCGGCGCCGACATCCGTACCGGTGCCGGCCTGGCCGGGTGCCTGGCTCGTGCGCGGGCGCAGCGCATTGAGGGCGTGCAGGTTTTCCACTACCTGCGGCGTGCGGGCCATGGTGGCGGCGAGCGATCGCTGGAAGTCCTGCCCCTTGGCCTGATGCCGGGCGCCGAAATAGAAGCTGACGATCGCCCCCAGAAGCCACCACAGCGGTTCGGGCACTAGGGCGATGCCCTGCATCCGTTCGGAAAACCAGACCGGGTGGATCATCGCCGACAGGAACAGGGCCAGCGTGCCAAGCGCCATCGCCGGGCGCGGCAGGCGGTTCGCCCCGTCGATCAGCCGGTCGTACCAGCCCTTGCGCGGCTGGCCGAACTCGGCGGCCAGCTGCGCCAGCGCCGCGCCTTGCAGGTCGGCTGCGCGCTGGTCGCGGGCATCGGCATTGACGCGGAACACCTCGGCCGTTTCCGCCACCACATTGCGCCCGCCGCCGAAGAACGCGGTGAGGAATCGCTCGATCAGCCCCATGCCGCCACCCTTTCCCGGAATTCTTCGTCGCTCATGTGATAGCGGGGCGAGATGAATGCCTCGGCCCGTTTGATCCAGCCGCCCTTGCCGCCCGCGCGGGTGCGGGCGTATTTGCGCGAGGCCGGGCGCGCATCGGCCAGCCGGAAGTAATAGTTGCGCCGCGCGATTCCGTAGGCATCGGCGAGGTGGTCGGGATGGGCGCGCCAGGCCGCATCGGCCGCCGCGATGGTCTGCGGCCCGATTGCCCCGTCGACGGCAATGTCATGCCCCAGCTCACGCAGCAGCCGCTGAAGGATCTTCACCGCATTGCCCCCGGCGTTCACGTACATGTCGAAGACCGTTTCGTGCAGCGCGGGCGGAAGTTCGACGATGCGCGGGCGGCGGAAGTAGTGCTCGACGAAGATATCGACCGCCTGGTCCTGCGTGAGCTGGCGCACATCGGCGGCGTCGACATCGCCGTCTCGATCGAGGTCGAGCCCCAGTCGCCGCATTGTGTGGATGGTGACCCCGTGATTGGTGGCGCCGCCGGGGTCGTCGGGGTCGTTGACGAAGCCGCCCTCGCGGGCGACGATCTCCTGCGCTATGTCGCGCACGCGTTTCATGTGGATGCCTCCGCTCGCCTTTTCCCGGTCATGTGCCCAAAATGCCGGGAAATGGCGGGCCGGATCACCCGCGCGGCTGCGCGGGCGGGGCGGTTTCGAACATGTCGAGCTGGCGTGGGTCTGGGCCGTTGAGCCACCGCCGCACGGTCGCGACATCGGCCCGGACCTTTCGCGCGATCGCGGCGGTGGCGTGGCCCTCTTCCTTCATCACCTGCGCCACCCACTTCCGCGCAAGCGGTATCTTAACGTAGCCCGGCCCGATTTCCCGGGCAAGCGCCTCGGCGCGGTCTGTGCCCACCGCGCCCGCCAGCATGCTGCGCCCCGAGGAGCGTTGCGGCAGGTAGACCTCGCAACCTCCCAGATCGAGGATGATCTCCACCGCCGTCGCGGTGCCCAGCGCCCTGACGTAGGGCGCCACATGGGCCGGCGGATCGGGACGCACGGTCATTGCCGTGCCCCGCTGCCTGGCTTTCGCGCCGTTCCTCGCCCGGATCGACCGGCCCATGGCGCTTAACGCCGCGACCATCGCGGGTTCGTCGAGCCCTTCGATCTCGCCCACCGGCACGCCAAGCATCCGGCATTGCGCGCGGATGACCGCCAGTTTCGACAGCCGGCTGTCACCGTGGCCCGGCCCGACAGGCCACTCGACACCCGCGTCGCGCGTCATCCAGCCTTCGAGCGCGGCGATCACCTTCTGCGCCTCGTCGCCGTGGCGCAGGAAGCGCGGATGGTCGACGCCCGTCTGCCGTTTGGCGAAGGCGATGATCGCGCGGTCGCGTCGGTCGCGGACAAGGCCGAGGTTCCAGGCGCTGAGCCAGAGCGCCTGCAGCTTGCGGGCGAAGGGGCCGTCCAGGCGCTGCGCGGCCGGCGTGCCGTTCTTCGGCTTGAAGCCCATCTGCCGCATCTCCTGCACCACGGCGGATTTGTCGCGCGGGGACATGTCGCGCAGCCGGCGCTTGGCCGTGACACGGTGGTAAAGATCGCGCCGGTCGTCCTCGTCCTCGATCCCGAGCGCCCGCAGGCCGGCGTAGATGGCTTTCGTGGTGCTCATGGTTTCACACCTGATCGAACAGATCCGGCTGCATGCCGGCCGGAAGATGCGGGATGAGGCCCTGCGCCAGCATCTCGCGCGCGGCCTGTTCAAGTTTCGGTCGGCTGTAGTTGGTGTCGCGCCACAGCTGCTCGAAGCTGAACCCGGCCTCCACGTAGTTCTTGATCCACGTATAGATCGGCTTTTTCGAGATATCGGTACGGAGCTTGAGCAGCATGCGTTTGGCTTCGCGGACGGCGCGGGCCTCCTGCTCCGCGAAGGCGCGGTGGATGACCACCGACATCTGCGCCGCGACCTGCGTTTTCAGCACACCCGAGAGCGCATAGGCGCCGATATGCGTGAAAACAAATGGCCGCACATCGACGCGCTTTCCGGGGGAGGTTGCCGCATTTTGCGGCAACCTCTCGGCTTCCTCGGGCTCCAGATGAAACGCGAAATCCGAGGGAAACCGCTCCGGGTTCCGTCGCACGGCTTCGGTCAGACGCCGATATTCCGTTCCGTAGATTTCGGCCACGTCCCTGCCGATCAGAAACGGCAGGCGCTCCGGCAGAATGTGAATGCGGGCACGGATGCCCGAAACGTCGAACAGGGTGTCGGGGGTGAGTTTCATAGCATCCTCTCCCGCTCATCGGCGCGCGCGACCTCATCGTCCATCGCCTCGCGAATGCCGTCGATGCCCCGGTCGAGATCGTCCATGAGCATGCCGATCTCCGCCGAAACCGGCCCTTCCTCGAACATGCCGGCGGCTTCCACGACCAGGAGCGTGTAGGCACGGTTCCGGAGCGCCTTGAGCTTGCGGTTCACGCGGGCGCGGGCCTCGCGTTCGGATTTCGGATAGGTCGGAAAGGCCATCGCATCACACCTTGGCCAGATCGAGCAGGACGGTCTGCCACGGCGCCTCGGTCGTGGGCCGGTGCTTGACCCGCGCATAGGTGGCCTTGCCAACCACGCGCATGGCATCGCGGATGGCTTCCATGGCGCGCGTCCAGCGGCTGTCCTCGATGTCGAGCCGCAGCAGCATGAAGATCTCCGCCCGATTGATCTGGCCTTCCTTGTCGGTGTTGAAGGCGCGGGTGACGATGGCCTGGATTTCCGGGCGGCTGTCGGCGGACCATTCGTTGAGGCATTCGTCGATCAGGCCCTTGGCGATCTGCAGCTCGGGGCCGAAATCCACACGGTCCTGCACCTGCACCTGCACCTGGTAGAGCCCGTCATAGCTGGTGAGCGTCTTGTTGCCCTTGGCGCCGCCGACGCGGGTCTCGTATTCCTGCGCGAGGATGGCCTCGAAGGCGCTGATATCGTCGAACGTATGCTCCTTGAAGCGGCGCAGCTGATCGCTCAGCGCCAGGGCATAGCCGGCGATCTTGCGCACCGTCTCGTCCTGCAGCTGATCCTGCGGGCGGACGAGATCGAGCGGCACCTCGCGGCCCTTGGCGTCGATCATCTTGCGCCGGCCGCTCTCCTCTATGACGCCCGAAGGCACCGGGTGGGGGATGAAATCAGACATTGTCGTCTCCTGTTTCAGGGGGAGTTGGAAAGGGCGTCGACGGATCCCATGGCGCGACGCCCAGCAGCACCAGGTGCAGCGCCATGGCCCAGATTTCCTCGTGCGTGATCAGGTCGATCCCGCGCGGGCCGCGCGTGTCGATCCGGTGCAGCGCCAGGCGGGACAGGCGGATGATGTCCGCCTCGCGCAGGGGCGAAAGCTCAACTGACATGGCCCGCCCCATCGTCGAGGATCGCATCGGCCAGCCCGTCACGGGCGATGGTGGTCAGCAGCCGCTCTGCCAGCATGGTGGTCGAGATGCCGCGCGCCACCGCCGCGGCGCCAAGGGCGGAAAAGACGCCCTCGGACACGCACAGGTTGCGCCTGGTTGTGTCCCGGGACGGCCCTCGCCGAAAGGTCGGCAGCCGGATGCCATGGCGGCGCGCCCAGTAAATATCGGCGTAGACGGTGTTGCGGCCGAGCCCCGTCTTCCGGATGATATCGGCCGGGCGAATACCCTTCATGGCCATCGCGATCACGTCGTCGCGGGACGTGCCTCTCGGAAACGCCATCATTCCGCCTCCACGTCGCGGTTGGCCCAGGCCGCGCGCAGATCGGCGAGCGTTACGCCGCGCCCCTCGCCGTCGGCCGTCATGCGGGCAAGCTTGAGCGTCATCTCGACCTGGCCCAGGCCGCCTGGCTTGAGCCCCACGCCGGTGAGAAACTCGCGCTGCGTCTGGTCCTCGATGCCCCAGGCGTCGATGAAGGCGGTAAGATCATCACGGCTCGGCCGGTCGCGGCGCAGGCGGCGAAAGATGCGCCGGCGCAGTTGGCCGTATTTGTGGCCGTGGCCCCACTTGGCGAAGCGCCGGTAGGTCTCGTCGTTGCCCAGAAGCGCCACGCCGGCATCGTACATGTCGACGAAGTGGCGGAGCTGGTTGATTGCGTCGTCGCTCAGGTTCTGGGCCTCGTCGACGATCAGCAGCGTGCCGTCGCCGACCCGCCGCAGGCGCTCGCCGATCCTCTGGACCACCTCGCGGCTGTTGTTGGTGGCGACGCCCAGTGACGCGGCGATCTCGTGCAGCATGTTGTGCGGGCTGGAGCAATGCGGCGACATGGTCACCAGATGCGCGTTGGCCCGCGTCCCGGTGTAGCGCCGCGCGGCCGTCGTCTTGCCGCAGCCGGCGCCGGCGGTGACCATCACCATGGCCGGCATGACCTGGGCGATCGACAGCGTGGCGATGACCGCCTTGGCGAAGCCCAGTTCGATAAAGCCCGGCGCCTCGGGCATCGCCGCGGCGAGCTTTTCGAACTCCTCGATCGTGTCCAGCCACTGGCGGATGCGATCGTTGATCGCCTGAGTCTGGCAGCGATACCTGCCCTTGAGCCATTCGTGCAGGGTGCCCTGGCTGACGCCCGAGCGGCGGCTGATCTCCGCCACCGACCAACCGCGCGCCTCGGCCACCGCCTCGACACGTTGCACCAGGCCTTCTCGCTCCGTGCTTGTCTCTGTCATTTGGTACTCTCCTCGGTTCATGGAAATTTCAGCAGGCGGGCGCCGGCCTGGTCCGCGGCCCGGGCGAACGCCTCCTCGTGCTCCTCGGTCCATTCGGCCTGTTCCTTGACCTTGCGGGCGGCGCTGCCGGCGGTCGCCAGCCGGGTCACGGCGGGCCGCCCCGGCGGCTCATCCGCCGGGGCGGGCCGCGTTGGCGCGTAAAGCCGCGCCAGTTCCTCGGGCGGCATCTGCACATGTTGCTCCTCCAGAGCGCGCACATGCTTGCGGAAGGTCCGCGCCTCGCGCGCCCGGCGCTGCGCGTCCTCCGCCGACAGGAACGGCACGTCCTCGATCGCCTCCGCGGTACAAATGAGCTGGCCCGCCGTCGTGTAGATGCGCGCCGGGCGGGTCAGATCATCGGGATCGAAGCGGGCCACCACCTTGCGGCCAACATGATCCATCATCTCCGGCGCCCAGTAGCGCGCGCCCAGCAGGTGCACTTCGCCCGAAGGGCGGCGTGCGGTCACACCCTCGGCCGCCAGCAACCAGAAGTCGCGCTGTGCCGGCGTCGCGCGCCGCACCACGGTGTCCGGGGCCGCCATCGAGGCGCGGAATGTCTCATCCAGGCTGCGCCCCTTCGCCGCCGGACTCTTGCGGCCCGGCCGGGCGTTGTGATCGGCGATCCGGGCATCCACGAAGAGGCGGAACTCGTCCCACTCCAGCGCCCGGCTGCCGTAGTTGTCGGGCTTGGTGACGGGGGAGTTGCCGGTATAGGCGCCGGCGCAGAAAGGATGCTTCGCGATATCTTCGCAGAGGTCTCGAAAGGCCCTTTCGATGGGCTTGGACTGGCCGTGATAGGGCGTGGCCCAATGCACCGTGACGCCGAGCAGCGTCAGCAGGCCGTCCGGCTCATCGTCCTTGATCTTGAAGCAGTAGCGGGTCGGCTGCCCGCCGGTGATCCACTTGCTCGCGAAGCCCCGGCCGTTATCGAGGATTGCCTCATCCGGGATGCCGTAGCGCTCGACCACGTCGCCGAGCGCCAGGCGTACCGAGATGCGGCTTTCGCTCTCTGCCAGGCGCCAGGCGATCAGCTTGCCGCTGGCAATATCCTGCGCCGCCACAAGGCAGGGCCGGAACGGCGCGCCGTTGCCGTGCGGGCGGCGCACCATCACGTCGAAGGTGTGACCATCGAGCGTGATCGCCTGCATCGCGTGCAGATCGGCCTTGCTGCGCCGCTGCGCCGGCTGCAGCCTGGCGGCGGCCTCGCGGCCCTTGCGGCGGGCCACCACCACCGCCTTGGGCACCTCCGCCTCCAGGCGCCGCCGCAGCGCGGCCTCGGAGGGTATGGGCGCCCAGCCTTCCCGCTCGGCCGCCGCGCGCAGCCGCCGGTAACAGGCCGAAAAACCCGGAGCCTCCGGGCGCAGGTAATCGGATGTCAGGACGGCCCAGGCCTGCGGGTGGCACGCGGCATGACGGCTCCGGCCCTCCCGCCGCGGCGCGAGAGCCGCCAGCCAGTCGCTGGCCGGCAGGCCCGCCACACGGTCGATCCAGCGGCGCAGCGTGCTCGGCGAGATGCCATCCGCCGAGGCCACCATGGCGATCGCCTCGCCCTTGCGCCGGCCGGTCGCCAGTGCGGCCTCGAAGCGGCGAATGGCGTCCACCCGCTGCGCGGCCTCGGCGCGGACATGTTCGGGGAGCTGTTCGAACCGGCTCCAGTCGGCGGCGGCGGTTTCAGCCCTGCCCGAGGCCAGGGCCGCCTGGACCTGTTCGGGAAACAGGCTGATGTGAAATTCCCAGCCGCGCCCGACACGCCGCGCGCGGCCGCTGCCGCGCCAGCCCTCCCGATCGGCAATCTTGGACCATCCGAATCTTGTTTCCGGAAACCCGGCGACGCGCACCGCCGCCGCGTCGGACAGGCTGAACCACACCCGCATCAGCGATCCCCTTTCTTCTGTTGGCGGCGATAGGCGTGGGGATATTCAACCCTGAACCGGCGCCGCAGCGCGGCGTCGGAGGGTATGGGCGCCCAGCCTTTCCGCTCGGCCACCGTGCGCATCCGGCGCAGGCAGGCCGCAAACCCGCCCTTGCCCGGCTTCGACATCTCCCGTGCGAGCATCGCCCAGGCCTGCGGGTGGCATTCTGCGTGGCGGGGGCCGCTGCCGCCACGCTTGTGCGGGGCCAGCCAGACAAGGTAATCGCTGGGCGGCACACCCGCCACCCGGTCCACCCAGCGGCGCAGGGTGCGGTGGTTGAGGTCGGGATCGTCCATCGCGACCCGGGAAATCGAAGCCATCTTGCCATGGCCGGCCCGCATCAGGGCATCGACGGCGCGCACGGCCTTCGATCTGATTTCGGCCTTCCTGCGCTCATCGTCGGTCAGGCTTTCAAGGTGAGAAAATTTGGCCTCGGCCTCCATTTCCGCCTCTCTCGCGATCAGCAGGGACTGAGCGATCGGCGGGAACAGGCTGATATGGTATTCCCAGCATCGCCAGCCCCACCGGGCCTTGTCGTTCTCGCACCAGCCCTCCCTCTTGGCGAGGGCTTCCCAGCCGCGCAGGGTGGTTGGGCAGCCGGCCGCACGGATGGCCGCCGCTTCGTCGAGGGAATACCACTTGCGCATCAGCCGTCGCCCCGCTCGATTTCGCGAAGCGCCGCACGGTGCTCGTCAGGATACTTGCGGATCAGCTCGATCAACGAACCTTTACGAGTTCGCTTGTCGAGCCGCGCGAACACCGCGATAAATCGGTTCTGGTCTCTGTCGACATCCGGCTTCTTGCCGCCTTTTGCCAGCGCCTTCTCGATGGCCTCGTCGAGCGTCGCCTCGCCGGAGGTCACGCGATCGACAATTGCCAACTGGTCGGCGGGCTGCATCTTGGCCAGCGTTGTCAGGATGCCGAGCCTGTCGGCCCAGACAGTGCCATAGAGCATGGCCTTAAGGCCGGGATCGAGAGTGCGGAGCGTCTGCCATCTCGCCAGCGTGACTCTGCTGACACCGATCCTGTCAGCCACATGGTCGAGTTCATCAGACCAAAGTGTCGTCGTGATACTTTGCTTGCCGCCGCGCGTGATCGGGCCGTGTTTTGCCTCGAAATCCTCGCGCAGGGCGATCACCGCGTCGGCGCGTTCCAGCAGCGACAGTTCGTTGCGGATCAGGTTCTCGTGGATCTCGTTGACCCGGGAGTCCGTGGCCGACATCACCATGCAAGGCGCGGTCTGCCAGCCCAGGCGGCGCATCGCGGTCAGCCGATGCAGGCCATGGATCAGGGTCCATCTGTCGGTGCGCGGCGTTTGGTAGACAGCGATCGGGGACAGCAAACCGCGTTCGCCGATGCTTTCGGCCAGCAGGGCGACATAGCCGTCGGTAAGCGGCCGGAGCCTTTCGCCCTCGTTTATCTTGTCGATCGGGATTTCCTTGAACGCGCTCATTCCGCGGCCTCCCCGGTGTGATAGTCGTGATCGCCGCCGAGCACCTCCAGCGCCGCCGTCACCCGCGCCAGCGCGAGCAGGAGAAGGGCGATCAGAACAAGCGGCACGCCCAGCCCGGCGAGGACGATTATGATCTGCAATGTCGTCATGACGTTGCCTCCTGCATGTCGGTGAATTTCCGTGTCTCGTTGCCCTGGACCGTCCAGCCGGGGCGCTCTGCCCGGGCGAAAAGTTCCAGCTTGCGTGCATCCGGATAGGCCGCCTCTGCGGCCTCGTGGATGGCACCCGGCTTGCGGCTATGCTGGCGCCGCGGCGCCTCGATCACGGAATCGGCGAAGAGCGGACGGGGGCAATGCGGGCGGCGGTGCGTGCCGATCAGCAGCAGCTCATGCCGGTTCCGGACCCAATAGCCGGTGCCGATACGGTCCTTGATCCAGACGACCTGGCTTTTGTACCGGAACCCCCACAGGTCCATCACCGCCAGCGCGTCGGGCAGCATCGGGGCAGTGGCCCAAAGCAGCAGCAGGCAACTATCGCCAACGCAGAGGTGCACCGGCATTTCGGCGATCTCGTCCGCGGTCATGCAAGGATAGTGGGCCCTGGCATTCCGCCCCGGCCGCCTCGCGCTGTTTGACGCGAACCGCCACGGCGGATCGGCCAGGATCACGTCGAAGGGGCCAGCGGGAAGCTCAATAGCGCCGCTCATTCAGCGGCCTCCCGCAGACCGTGATGGATGCCGGCGTCGGCGATCCGCGCCCAGAGCAGCCAGCTGCGCAGCGCTCCTGGTAGGCTCGGGGTGGCCGCACCGGCAATGCCGCCGAGCTCGACCTGCGTCAGGCCGTGGCCGGTGCTGATGGTGGCGCCGAGAGCGACCAGGTCGAACACCAGCGCATCATGCGCGCCGGGCCCCTGCACCAACACGGTGGCCCGGGTGTAGGAGTCCAGCGCCCGCCGCGCCTGGTCGGCGAGCACCGCCAACTCCGGGTCGGAGTCTTGACGGTCCGATTGCTGGCCGGCACCGGCCGCCGATGCGGGCCCGGCGTCATCCAGCGCCCCGGCCTCGTTCAGGTCGATCAACATCTCGATCAGCGCGTCGGCAAGGGCGACATAGCCCCGGGTGCCGGAGTCGCGCACGGCTTGGCTGGCCCCGTGCCGCATGTCGTCGCGATGCGCAGGGATACGTCTGACAATCTGGCGCACCCGCGCCCATTTTTCCTGTATGCTCATGTCTGCCTCCAATCCCTCTTGCAAAAATCCCGTCCCCGCCGGAGCCGCCACGGGGAATTGGCCTGTATGCTCCGGCGGGGTGCCGCGGCGTGAGCGGTGGAATGGCCCGCGGCGCGCCATATCTGCGTCAGGCCTCCGGCGTTGCCACCGGCGAAAGCATCTCGGCGCCCAGCCCGGCCGGGCCGTGCGCGCGGCAGCGCCCGCACATCCGGTGGTGCGGCCCCTCGCTCAGGAAGGGTTTTTTGCAGGTCATGCAGGGGCGCCTTTTCGAGCGGCCGGCGCGGGCGTCCGCCTCGGCCATTTCGAGGCGGCGGGCATCGGCCGCGGCATGGCGTGTAAAGCGCTGCGAGACGCGCTTCTTGCCCCGGAACACGGCGTAGTGAACGCCGACTATCTTCACTGTCAGGGGGTGGGTCATTCGGGGTCTCCCTTTTTCGGCGCCGAGCGCCTTCTCGCACTCGGACAGATGCTTGCGCAGGCGGTGTACATAGAGGGCCTTCACCATCTCCGGACCGGCGTCCGCGACCATGCGGTCGATCATCGCCTGGCCACGCTCGCCTTTTGACTGGCCATAGGTGCAGTTGCGGGCGGTCGACGGATTGATGCCGTTCTCATGGCACCAGAGCTCGAAGCCGCTGCCTTGTGCCTTGAGGGCGCCGGCAATTGCCTGATGCAGGATGGCGCCGGGCTGGAAATTGAAGCGTTTATGGGGCATGGATAACTTGCGTGCTGTTAAGGTGCGGTAGTTGCCATTATACCGATCCATTTGGATCGGTCAATAACGAAAGCGATCCTAATGGATAGTTTTGGTGACCGGCTGAGGTGTGAAAGGAAGCGCCTGAAGCTGACCCAAAAGGAACTGGCTCTCAAAGCCGGATCGAGCGAGCCTTCTCAGAGGCGCTATGAAAGCAGTAGCCGTCAGCCATCAGCTGATTATCTGGAAAAAATCGCGTCGATGGGAATCGACATTGTCTATATCCTCACTGGCCAGCGGGCGATTGATGCCATCGCGGCCAAAGAGGAGTGGCGCGCTACGCCGACGACCGAAATCGATCACGATCAGCTCGCTCTCGTCCCCCGCTACGACGCCCAAGGCGCCGCCGGCGACGGCGTGATCAACCTGGACGAAGCACCAGCCGATCACCTTGCCTTTCCGCGCGATTGGCTCGTGGCCAATGGCCTGCGGGCCGCCACCGCCTTCCTGATGACCGTGCGCGGCGACAGCATGGCGCCCACGCTTCAGGACGGCGACCTGATCATGGTCGACAGGGCCCGCACCGGGCCCCGCTCAGGCCGAATCTACGTCTATAATGACCCGGCGGGCGACGGCACCCGCATCAAGCGGATCGACGCCGACGGCGGCGGCCTGGTCATCCGCTCCGACAACCCGGCGGCGGCCCCTGCGCTTGAGATGATCACCGATCGCGACCGCGCCGACGATCTGTTGGCGCGTATCATCGGCGAGGTGGTCTGGTGCGGCCATAAATTGAGCTGATCTCGCCATAGTCGCGCCATGGTGGCGGGGCAGATATCGGCCCGCATGTATAAGGAGGCCGCCATGATACGGACGATTGCGAAGACGTTGGGCATCACGTTGGGCGCGATGGTGATCGCCGTGGCTGGCGGCTTTATATGGCTAATGAATTCTGTTGATAAGGCCGGCGACAGAGCGCAAGAGGCGGCCTCGGAAACGGTGCCGGCATCGGACGAGGATAAGAACGCCGCGCCCGATCCGGCCCTCACAGCCCGCACGGCCTGTTACCTGTTCATCAAGCCGAACTTGCACGATCCCGGCTCTGCCGACTGGACAAAATGGTGGGGCAGCCCGGCCACGAAGGACCAAAACGGCATTTGGACGGTACGCGGGACATTGCGAGCCAAAAACGGCTTTGGCGCCAAGTCGATTAGCCGGTTTCACTGCGAGGTCGTGGAGATGGACGGCGAAATGCTGCTAATCGATCTGAGGGAGTTCTGATCGTCAAATCCGTTCTCTTGCGAACCACTCGCAAATAAAGCTAAAGTGCTGTACCGACACACTATTTCACTAGTGACAATACTTTTGCCGGAGTATTGTTTGCCGTTTGCCCTCGATGCCTGATACCAGGCCCCTCTCGACACGACCTCAACGCCGCTTTTTCCCTTGTTTGAGAGGGGTTTGCGCTAAACGCGGCAGATTTTTTGAGAGGTTGCCTGAAAAGTTACCAAACCAGGTGAAAAAAAATTGTCCAAAAGCGCCGCAAAACGCTATAAAATACCGATATTACAATAGGTTGCGTCATGTGCAGAACAGCTGCAAAATTTGTCAAACTTGGCGACGGCTAACACCCGGTCTTCTTCTGGCCGGAAATATCCCAGGGGGTCTGGGGGACAGCGTCCCCCAGGGGCTGCGTGCCCCGAACGCAATCGGACGTCTTGCGCCGCAAGGCG